AGAGATTGTGACCAATGCCATGATGAAGAAGATGGTGGTATTCAGTATATGTACGAAGAGAATGAGGTAAATAATACCAGAAATCTTAAAATATTTTTTTCAAGAGAGGAAGCCACTAGGTATATATACGAAGAACTAGGGATGGACGAAAAAGACGTTATGATTATACCTAAAGAGGAGGTCAGCGATGACTAACAGTAGAGCTAAAGGACAGCGTGGTGAAAGGGAAGTATGCCATATGCTATCCAAATATCTAGGCGAACCAATCACCAGAGAACTAGGTGCTTCTAGGGATGGTGGTTGTGATGTTAAGGTAACTATAGGAGAGTTTACTTACTTCATTGAAGTCAAACTATACAGAAAAGTAACGCAAGCTAATGTCGCTGAATGGTGGACTCAAGCATTGCGACAAGCAAACGATGATGAACACGCATTGAACCCTGTACCTGTGCTAATATACAGGCAAAGCCATTGGAAATATTGGGAAGTTGTAGTACCATTGGGCTATATGTTATGGCAGTTAGAAGCAAACAATAAGGTTATAGATAAAAAGGCTGACCATACAGTAACTATATGTGTCAAATTCTTGACAGACCTAATGCGTATGAAAGGTGGTAGTCATCACGATACATTATCGGATGGTAGGATGGATATATACATGGAGAAATAATATATGAAATGTCAATGTGGTTCGGAAGAAGAGCTATGGGTACATGGTCACATACAGTGTGCTAAGTGTGGGCGTATCAATGACGGTGATTGTTGTCAAGGAGAGTCTGCTAGTAAAAGAAACAAAGTCTACAAAGAAAACAGAATACGCACTCATCACGTATACTACAGCCCATTAAAAGACAAATGAATACTTACCCTATAACTGTGAGAGGAGGTGATCCTATGAAAGAATATTGCTATCCATCAAGCGTTACATTAACATGGTATGAGGTGTCTGCTGCTATACACCTAGTAGGTTTACGTCATACAGAATCACTAAGAAAGAATATGAAGGACAAGCATGGATACAAAGGTAGGGATCTACAGGATAATTTCTATGGTATGCTAGGCGAGTTAGCCCTTGCTAAAGCTACTGATAAGTACTTTCCAATGACTGTAAATACGTTTAAGGAAGCTGATATAGGAAACAACTGGCAGGTTCGTACAGTAGGCAGTAATAAAAACAGGGACTTAATCGTTAGACCTGATGATCCTACTAGACATAAGTATATATTGGTTGAGATTACAAAGAACTCTAGCCAGTATGACCCATCAAACAACACATACCAAGCTACTATACATGGGTGGATAGAAGGAATGAGTGCTAAAGATCCAAAGTATCTCTCTGACTTCGGTCATCCTGACCGTCCAAAAGCGTATCGGATAACAAAAAAAGACTTAAGACCTACCTCGTGGATGCCCATCTAACGAAACGAAAGCCTGTATTTTGAGAGATTGAAGTACGGGCTTGCCTTCCCTATTCGTTTATTTATTTCTGCCTCTATTCTGCCTCTTATTTACTAATCTCAAATTACCACGACTATTATTTCTAGGGTTGCGATCCTTGTGATCTACGTCTAGACTACTCTTACGTCCTCCTAGTACTTTCTTTCTAGCAGTATTCCTAGCAGCCCTACGTTTAATTTGGGTAGGTTTACTATGGTATTCTCTATACTCCTTTGCATAGTCTCTAGCCATTTGCTTGTCTCACTCCTTTTAATGGGATACAACCTACATTAACATTTACTGGTGGACTAGCATCTAAAGCATCTTGCATTCTAGCCTCGCAGTCTTCAACACTATTGTATATTCCTAGTACTTTAGAATCTACTATATGGACAGGCGGGTTGCTAAGTATAATCAGCAATAGAATCCACATAACTACTTAATCTTTTTGATCTTAGATATGCACTTAAGTGGTATATGAAATCTACCTTCTAGCCCTGAATCTGAAGATAAACTCCTACAGATTATAAGTTCATTCTCTGTTTTATCTAGCTGATATCCTACTGTTTTGATATACATAGGATCTTTCTTACCATCCTTGTCTAGCCCAGAGAGATACTCCCACTCCTCCTCTGCCTGTGCATCCATCCAGTAGATTTCTATAAGCTTACCTTTGGTTTCATAGAGGGGTATCTTGTTATTTTTCTTTGTCACGACTTGTTAATTCCCAGCCATGCAGCACATGCTCCTAGCGCAGTAGCGACAGCAGCACCCATACCCTGTACTGTTTTAATTTTAGTTTCTATCTTGTCAACTCTTGAATGTATTCTACGAATAGTTCCTTCGTTGTCTTCTATCTCTTTATTGTAATGGTCTAGTAGCTCATTGATCCTCTGGTGTCGAACAGCTTCTAAGTCTTCATGTGACTTAAACTTGTCTGTAATATGTTCTTTGAGATTGATTAAGTCATTGTCCATTTATTTAGTTCCCAGTATCTGTATTAATTTTTTTATAGCTTGTAAAATTTGGTCAAGCTTCTTGAGTATTTCTTCATGGAACAGGTTGTGCATTTAATGTGAAACTGGGGAAACCACTGGAAGCAAAACATAAAGTCCGTACATTGACCCCAGTAATATTGAAATGTAGAGTAATAGTCTCATTTAAATAATGGCCCTGTTGCCCACATTACTAAAGAATAACGAACACCAGAAGTTATTGGCTCAACTTTATGAAAATCTCTAGAATCAAACACCACAATTGAACCCTGCCCCTTTAAAGGTTTGAATGGCTCAAAATCTCCATCATACATTACAAATTCGCCACCTTCATAGTCTTTAGGATCACTTAATAACACTGATACTGATAATTTTCTACAAGGAGAAACTGGCTCCCCAGAAACATAAGCTGCATCTTGATGATATTTATAATGACCTCCAACTACATATTCACCGAACTGCATTTGCTCATGATTAGTTATGTCGTAATGAAAAAAAGCATCGTTCGCTTCATGTATAAAACCATATATAAGTTTTGAAATTAACTTACTGTTGTCAACCCAACGAACATTTGTTTTTCTATAGTCATTTGAAGTCGGATCAGCTATTTTTGCATTTTCCTGATGACCATTCTTACAATCGTCAATGATTAACTCACATTCAGATTTTGATATTATGCTATCCCAACTGTAGTATGTTGACATTAAGTAGGCGTTTCTACCCACTTAGTATTATCTTCGTCCCAATAGTATCTTTTATCATCATCAGGCATTGCTGTTGGAGCATTCCATTGGCAAGTGTCATCGTCTAACGTCCAAGATGGATAAGGTTGTGGGGCATAAAAAGCATCTCTACTTGCATCATACATAGAGCCTTTGCTAGCATAGTTTTTACGCAAGCCATCACCATCTGACGTATCTGAATCAGGTGGATAATGTTTGCCACCTCTGGTGTTGTAAGAAGTCTGTATCCAATTGCTTGTATCACCAACCACTCCACTATCTATATAATCTTGGTCAGCTACAATCACTCTTTGGACTATATTTTCTGAATTAATTTCTGCGAAATGCATATATTTTTTACCTTATTGAAATTTATATCGAATTATAACAACACCTGATCCCCCATTTCCTGTATAAGTAGAATTACCGCCCCCGCCCCCGCCACCTGTATTTGCAGTTCCAGCAGTTCCACCCGAATAACCTGGAGCGTAACCAGCTCCAACGCCACCACCTCCATTACCTGCTGGCCCACCAAGAGTAGAATATTGACAATAACCACCACCGCCACCTGCTCTATATACAGATGATCCTGTGATCGATGAAGCTAAACCAGCTCCTCCAGCACTACCAGCCCTGTCGCCCGGTGTAGCGTTAGACCCAGCAGCTCCCGCCCCACCACCTCCTCCAGACCACCAATTGGCTCCACTTGTGCCTGATCCTCCAGCATTACCCTGACCCGCAGGGCTAGCTGCCCCACCAGCATATCCAGTTCCCGGTGGATAAGACTGAGAACCACCGCCACCTGATCCTCCAGCTTTTCCCGCTCTAAGATAGCCACCACCTCCCCCTCCCCCAGTGGATGTGATGCTTTGCATGACTGAATTACTTCCGTTAGTTCCATCACCTGCTGCCCCGCCAGAAGCATGTGTTGATCTAGCACCACCAGCTCCAATAGTGACTGTATGCGAAGCAGCCGACATGCTATAACTTGTTGCAGTACGATACCCGCCAGCTCCTGCCCCACCGCCAGCCCCCGATGCGCCTCCACCGCCTCCCGCAGCGACAAGATAATCGACAGTTCCTATCGATCCCGCTGTGGTGATTTGAAAAGTTCCAGATGAGGTGAATGTATGTACCTTATAATCTCCATCAGTAGCCACACTCCCGCCAGTGGCAGCCATGCCGACAAAATGCACCCAAGTATCACCGTTTCTACCGTTGTAGAGTGCAGCAGTTCCACCGTTATGTGTTGCTATATTATCTTCTGCTATTCCATTAACCGTTGCGATATTTGGCATAATTGTTCCTTAAGCTAGAGTGACGTAATCAGATGAAGGAGCGAAGAATATAGTTGTAGCCGTTAATGCATATCCAACTGTCCTAACAACGTCACCTGACCCTGTAGGTTTAGTTGCTGTAATATCTCCAAGAGTATTACTGACATAAAGAGGTACACCAACACCAAAACTCCACGAAGCGTCTACGATAAAACTACCCGACAGAGCTACGTTCACAGCTACCCCATCGCTTTGCACTTCCATAGCAATTCCTAATAAACTAATTGAAGTACTTGTAGCATCTGCATCAGCTTCTTCCCACCGACCATTTGGGTCAAGATAAACTAAATCCCCGATAGCTGTAGTGTATCCAGCAAGTACAGTATTAGTTTGTGGGCCATTAATTGTATGATCTGGAGATGGAGTAGCATCAAGACTACCAGTTTTTACCCACTCTGGAGCCGTAGCTGCTGCATTCATTTTGAAAGATTGAGAAGCAGTTCCTTTAGCTAACCGCTGTAGTCCACTACCATCTCTAAAAGCTATATCACCTTCAGTTGTAATTACAGTTCCTAAATCTGTACCATTAGTACCATTAGTACCATTAGTACCATTAGTTCCTACTTGAGCCATTATGCTCCAATAAGCTGCCACACTAACAGCTTGTGTTCCTGCTCCATGTGCTTGGATACACACATAAGAAGACCCACCAGAGGACACAACATCATCTACAACGTAAGCAGTACCTCCCGAATAAGCTCCTTTCCAATTAAATCTTAATGCTCCTACGTCTACTGTAGCCATGATTATTTCCTTTTAAAAGTTAGATTGTGCATCTTAGTTGAGTGCCGACAAGCGACCAAGTATATCCAGCCACAGAAAGAAGAGTATCTTTAAACGTACTATATGTTGCACTTGTAATATTGTCTGCCCCTGAGTTTGTTGTTGTAACTATAAGGTGTCCATTAGCATCTACACTAAACCCATAGACTTCTGGTGAAGTAGCACTTGCATCTACATAAGCTTTAATTGATTGCTGAGTAGCAAGCATCGTAGGGCTATTGGAAACCATATTGTCTTCATCAAGACAATCAGATATATTAGGAGTCGTTGGGAAGTCAATGTTATTGCTATTTAAATCTAAATCTCCACCTAATTGTGGTGAACCGTCCTGTACTATATCTGTAAGACTACCAGCTACAATAGTTACCCAAGCACTTCCGTTGTAATACTTTAATACGTTGGCTGTAGAATTATATGCAAGGTCACCTTCATCTAAACTTGATGATGGGTCTGAACTGTCTACTCTATATCTAGCTGCGAAATTACTTATTCCTGTAAGATTATCCGCACATACAGACATTGCTGTAACATTTGCTGCCGTTCCAAGCGTATTCATATCGGTTACGATATCTGCCGTTCCTAAAGTATTTAGGTCTGTAACGACATCAGCTTGCGCTAATACATTTAAATCTGATACTACATCCGCAGTCCCTAGAATTCCAAGATCAGTAACAGTAGCAGCATTACCTAGTAACCCCATAGCTGTTACGTTTGCTGACGTTCCTAACACTCCCATAGCAGTAACATTAGCCCCTGTAGCAAGGACATTCATATCTGTTACAACATCTGCCGTGCCAAGGGTATTCATATCACTAACCACATCAGCCGTACCAAGTACGTTCATATCTGTGACCACATCGGCTGTAGCTAATACGTTCATATCGGTTACGATATCAGATGTAGCTAATACGTTCATGTCTGTAACTACGTCTGCCGTACCTAATATTGCCATGTCTGCTACAATGTCAGCAGTTGCTAGTATTGACATATCTGTTATTACAGCAGCAGCAGACAACGTATTAATATTTGTTTGGTCACCTGATGTTGGAGTAGTTCTAACCCAAGCAGAACCTGTGTAAACCATCATCACGGTATTCGATGTGTTGAAATATAACGCTCCAGTAAGTAAACTAGCCCCATCATTATCAACTGAAGGATCGCTTGACTTCTGGCCTAAATACCGATCATCGAAATTATCGTAACTGGTAGCAGCATTACTAGCTGAAGTAGATGCTTCTGATGCTTTAGTAGTTGAAATTGCAGCTTGGGCTGTTGAAATAACCGCTTGAGCAGTAGAAATTCCAGCCTGTGTCGTTGCCGTTGATGCCGATGTCGATGCGCTAGAAGCCGATGTCGATGCCGAAGATGCCGAAGTAGTAGCAGAGGCAGCATCAACAATTAAAGTCCATTTAGCGACATCTGTGTTGCTTGAAATTGGTTGCGATCCGCTTGAAGTATGAGCCGTAATACAAATATAAATATTATTATTTGATGTATCTTTGATTAGATCCCTAACCACATAGGCTGTAGTTGCAGCCCAGTTACCTTTGAGTGTACCTATCTCTTGTGTTGCCTGTAGGTCACCAGCAGCATCAAAAGCTAGTAACTTGTTTCCTCTTTCAGCAACTGTTTTGGTGATAGTCACTACCCCTGCATCACCAACGCTATCTGAAAATCTAAATATATCCCCAGTAACAGCGTTATCTACGTCCTGTACCAGCATAGTTAATTTATCTAGTGCGGATTCGTGAGTTTCCGCAGGGAAACTGTCGTTCTCTACATAGTCCGTAAGTTGGGTTTTAGTTATATTTCTAAGTATAACAACGCTTGTGCTATCGGCAGGTGTATTCCCTAACGTAAAAGTAACATTACCGCCTGATGCTGTACCAGCACCACTCACAGTATAGTGGGTAGTCAATGTCTTTAATACGTCATCTACATATACAG